TTACTAGAGAATTGGTCATTTGCTCAGTGATCAACTCAGAACGCCGAGTAAACGTGTCATGATGCCGCACCTGGTATCGAAGAAGCCATTCGAGCAAATCAGGACTGTACTCAGTCACCTCGTTACTCGGTTGGGTGTCAAGTTCGCGTCCACTCTTGCTGTCGCTTGCGTCAGCTTTGAGTTCTGCGAACATCTCGGTTGCCGCTCGGTTCATCTCTTTCTCTTGTTCAGTGGAATTCATCAAATACTCCTGTTGTTTTTGTTTTGGGTTAGTCTTCATCTAAATTGCAGTCACATGGGCTCACGACAAGGTGCCACTCGGTGCAGCCGTCTTCACAGTAATACTCAGCGTCTGGGTAGCCTGCCTCGTAGGTTTTCCTACCCTGGGCCAGCCCCATGTTGAGTTTTTTTCTGTTAAACGCAGTTGTGTGAATCATCATCTTCTCCTGTTAAACAATCTGGCAGCTAGGCCAGCTTTCAAAAGTTCTTTCAAAGCGAAGCAACAAGGACTTTGAACAGCGGCCTGCTGCTCCAGAAACAGGAGAATTGATGAGTGCAACGAAGTAAGAAGAGAACTCACTCATAGGATGCAGAAGGATCAGGCTACCTAGACGCAGTATTTCCTCAGCTGCAACGAGCGCCAGCTCCGAGCCCATTGCATTTAGAAATATGCCCAAAACAATGGAGATTTGTGCACAAACACTGACAAATGGTGCAGAGATCACCGAGCAAGGCCGAAGGACACCCTACCGAAAACAGGGACTTACGGCCACGCGCACATGTCTCACTTTATATTTTACTGCCCGTCGATTTCGACGGACCTATGGTGTAGACATGCCTGGTTAAGTGCGCCGCGTAGCGTCCTATTTGCATAGATCAGTGGGCTCACTGGTCAGTACAACGCTAAGAATTGGAAATTCTTAACCACTTACTACCCCGAGTATCCCTCAGTGTCGCGAGGGGGTAGCCTCCCTTTTTATATTTCATTCCGTTCGCCTATTACCCTTTGCCAAATTTTGCCTAATTTACACGATACTTACTTGATTCCCGTTTTACTCGCATGATACACAGGAACGTAGAACCATACGACATACGCAAACCCGTTAGACAGTGCATGTAGCATGCTGTCCACGGTTTAAAACCCTTACAAGAGCCTGACTCAGCATGGGGAAGAAACATACTGGCCTTTCGATAGTTCCCTCCGCGAATTATCACCGCATGCACGACGACCTCTCCACCATTGTCCGCAGTGAGATAGACAAGCTCAATTCCGTGGTTGCTTCTGGCCGTGACCTGGACATCAAGGAGCTAAAGCGCTTAGATACATGCTTCGATGGGTTAAAGAAGCTCTTAGACATTGAGAAGCTGCTCCGCACTGACCGTGTATCTTCAATGACTGACGCTGAGCTTCTTAGAGCTGCCCGTAAGGCTCTCCGGGAGAAGCCTAAGCATGGCGACAACAAGCATCCAGATCCGGACGTACAAGCCTCTTGACGAGGATTTCATCTATCACTCCTGGCTCTCCTCCATTCGGTGCGACTTTCGTCCCGCAGAGGGGCTCACGCGAGCTCTCATAGATGGAATCATCCCAGATGTAGGAAGCAAACAGACACTTTACGTGGCCTGTGAGCCTGATGAGGAGAATCACATCCTTGGCTGGGCGGCTGCTGGGCCTATCTCGGAGTTCCCCCTCGTTTTACACTTCGTTTTCGTCAAGCGCTCTTTCCGGCGTGCTGGGGTAGCGACTGCTCTGGTGGATACAATCTTTGGGGACACCCGTCCGGGGAAGATCCCCTGCTCTTACTGGACATTTCAAGCACAGCAATATAGCCTGAAAGACAAATGGGGTCTGAAATACAACGCATTTCTCCTTCCAGCGGCCTTAAATGAAAGATTTTGTCTACAGCAGAGAGATTCTGGAAGAAGTAGCGTCCAGGTTCAACCAGGCCAACAAGGGGAAGACCCCCAAAAAGACGAAGGCTAGCAAGCACAAGCGCACCTTCAACTTCAAGCTAACCCTCTTCCCTGAGCAGCTTGCCTTCATCAACGACCCTCGCAAACGCAAAGCTGCCATATGTTCCCGCCGTGCCGGCAAGACCTTCGCTGCGTCGCGTTATCTGCTTCAGGAGGCCATAGATAAGCCAAATACGATGATGGCTTACATCACGAGAACTCGAGAGAGCGCTAAGCGTATCATCTGGAATACTTTGAAGCAGGCCAACGAGACCTACCGTCTGCACATGCACTTCAACAACGCGGAGCTCATCGCCCGGTTCCCGAATGGCTCTGAGATTATCTTGACGGGTGCGAACGATGCCTCGGACGTGGATAAGTTACGCGGTGCAGCATTCTCATTGATTGTCTTGGATGAGGCTGCCTTCTTCAACATCGACTTGCGGGAGCTGGTCAGGGAGGTCTTGACGCCGTGCTTGTTGGATGTCGACGGAACCCTGGCCATGATCTCGACGCCTAACCGCCAGTGCGCTGGTCTGTTCTACGACATCACCGAGCACAAGAAGTACAACTTCTCGATACATCGCTGGACGATACATGAGAACCCGTACATGCGGCCTGCGATTACGGCTATCAAGCGGGACATTGAATCGGGAGTCTTGGACCCATCGGACCCTGCTTACATGCGTGAGTACAAAGGGATCTGGGTAAGGGACTCGCAATCAATGGTGTATAATTACACTGACCACAATGTGTTTGAAACCCTGCCTACCGACTGCTTCTGGGAGTACGTTCTCGGGATTGACCTGGGCTACAATGACCCGACGGCCTTTGTCGTTGGCGCGTTCTCCGAAGATACCAAGGCGCTCTATTTCTTCGACAGTTACCGGCAGAGTAATATGATCCTCTCAGACGTGGAGGATATGATTCGGAAGTACCAGGAGCGATACAAGTTCTCCACGATTGTTATGGATACAGGCGGTGGCGGGTCCAAGATGCTCATGGAGACGATCAAGCAACGTAGTGGTCTCCCCATTAAGGCTGCCAATAAGCCCGGAGACAAGGTTGGCCTTATCAAGATGATGAACGGAGACCTCTCTCGTGGTCTCATCAAGGTCAAGAGAGATTCCCAGATCTTGGAGGAGTGGGATCACCTCCAGTTCAATCTCGCCGGAACTGCTGAGGATAGACGCCACTCGAACCACTTGAGCGATGCTGCGCTCTATATCTGGACAGAGTCTCGTCACTACCTCTTCGAGGAAAAGACCGTTGAGCCGCTTCCCGGAAGTGCAGCATACTTCAAACAGATTGAGGACGGAATTGAAGAGCGCCTTTTGCTGGAACAGGAGCTGGGTCAAGAAATGGACCCTGATCTCTGGGGACATGGTTACTCCGACAGTGAGTGCTTTGGATTAACCCACTAACAGCATAATGCTTGAAAATAGAGACAAAATCAAAGCAAAGTGGTAGAAAACGGACGCTATAGTCTCATAACTACCCAGACAGAAAGAGCGAAGCATGCATACGAAGAAACTACGTGGAATCCTTCAAGCCCTCGATGATTTTGGTGTGACCTACTTCAAGTCGGATGCCTTAGAGCTCCACTTGAAGGGAGCAGCTCCAGAAGTAGCCCAGGAAATCCAGGAGCCTGCTCAGCAGGAATTCTCAATGGACAACTACTCTTCCACGGTTCAGCAGCAACCAGCCCAGGCATTTCAGGAATACTCCGACGAAGAGATCTTACACTGGAGCGCTAATCCGTGACCTATCAGCTTTATGACGATGTTTTCTGGTGGCAGTCTAAAGAGGACCCCCACAAAGCCATCACTGAGTTTGTCAACGTTCTCAGCGAAGAGCAGGATGAGCACTTCACGGCAATCAGAACTTTCCTCGGCCTGTACGGCGGTCAGCCGCACCAGTCTGTTGAAATTCAGAATCTGATGCGGAATCCAGCCATGAGACAGCCGCGCTTGACGTTTAACGTCATCCATTCGGTTTGCCAGTCTGCGACCTCCAAGATTGCGAAGCATCGGCCTTCGATGAGCTTCTTGACGGAGGGCGGCAACTGGAGCCAACGCAGCAAGGCGAAGCTCCTCGAGAAATTTGCTC